AAACTTCAACCCCTTTTAATTCTAACTCATATTTTTGTTTTTCTGTAATTCTATCAGTCTGATAAAAATCATGAGTTTTCTTATTATCTTCTTTGATAGTGCCAAAATCATAATAGCTAATTCCTAAATCAGTTAACAATTTAACTTGCTTAAAATATTTACTCATAATAAACCCTTTCCTATTTAGTATCGGTAAAATTACCGAGAAAACCTATTGCTAGGCTTTCCCTGTAATTCTATGCTTTGACTATTTCATAGGCTGTTAAAATTCTGTGCGCCCTGCCCTCTGTCCAATCTAATATTTTACCATCACGAACCGCTAAAACATGACCCCGAACATGAACCATAAAAAGCCCCTTGCTAGGTAAAAGGTTTGGCAAAGATTTTACTTGTTTATTATATAACCCATCTATTGTTTTATGAGTATATCCCAATTCAACAATTGCTTTATGGATTGTGCCATATTTTGCGCCTTGCCTATCTTTGCGCCCCAAACGTTTCATTGTATGGTAAGCCTTGCCTATTCCAACATTACAACAAACCGCCAAAGCAATCACCGTGCAAAAATTCATATCATTGTAATATTTGACAGCGATACGCCTCATTTCATCATATGTTTTATACATAAAAAAGCCCTTTCTTAAGTGTTGACTAAAGCCAAAAGATTCTAAAAAAAACCCTTTGGGTTTAGCCAAAGCCTAATCAGCGAAAGTATAAAAACCTGTGCGACACCTTTCTGGACACCATAGCACAATAGCTAACGCCTTTAGGCTTTGACATTCTAAGCTAGTATGATTATCTTCGGGAATATCCACAGGCTATTTTAGCCCCTATTTTCACCGCTATGCTTAGATGTTGTAGGCTTGATTCTAGTTTGGCTTTACTTATCCAGCCGCCTGTGGCAACGTGTAAAGCTAGGTTTTTTACTGCTAGCCAATTGCTTACAACATGATTAAATAATAGCATACTCTAAAAACAATGCAACACTTTTTTAATATTATTTTTTTATATAAATATTAAGAGTAATAAATTCTAGTTATATCCCTCTAAAACTTGCATAATCGCTTTATTTTGCATTATTGCTTTTTTCAATATCAAGGTATTAACCCCCTAAAAATAATCGTTTTTTGCTGTGGATAATTTTGATTTTTTATCCACAAGTTATGCACAGAGTTATCCACAAGATTTTAATTGCTATTCAATAGGTTATGCTGTCAATATGCTGTTTGGCATATATGTAATACCTGAGTGTGATAGTCAAGTAATGATGCACCACGCAATTCCCACTTAACATCTGCCTAATTTTTAATCACTTGTTAACCTATCTGTATTATATCTTATGTCTTATATAAGAGTTAAATAATAATCATTCTTATTTAGAATAATTCATTATATTTTTGACAACCATTATAATTTTGATAGGGGGGGGGTGGGTCGTGAGGCGTGAGATTAAGCGTAGTATCACAAGAAATATACGAGAGGGAAATAGGGGGGATGTATTATATTCTTCATATATTAATAATAAAAAGAAGTCCTCCATATAATGTGTATGAACTGGACCCCATAATATAATTAATGGTTTTCCGTATGGACAATAGTCTTATTATTTGATATAATATATGTGTAGCCTGTAATTTTATACAAGCTATTTCGTTTGTTTGTAATAAAGTTTAATTTTTTACACACAAGTAAACCAATAGTTTAGTTTTAAGGAGAAATAGTATGTGGGTTAAACCAGAAGCAGTAGAAGCTCGTTTTGGCTTTGAAGTTACAATGTATGTTATGAACAAGTAAGCAAACAAGTTGCTTAAACGCATTTTAAGGGGCTTAATTGCCCCTTTTTCATGTCTGGGTATATCTACCCCTTGACAAGCTGCTCAACGTGGCTTAAAACAGCATAGCCACATTTCGCATCTGCAAAGACAACATAATTGTCTTTTTAACAGGGGGGATGATAATTAAAAACAAAACAGTGTATATTATTATATAATTATATTATTATTAATTATATTGTTTTATTATTATATATATATTATTTATTATATATATTATTATTAATTATATATATTATATTATAATAATAATTTAAAATAACACAAATTATGTTTTTTGTCAAGAGATTTTTAACACACTGTGTAAAATAAATGATAATGTCCTTGACAAACAATAAAATCTATGCTATAATACTCTGTATAAAATATAATTGCAGGTTGGAGAAATGGCATCTCGTTAGCCTCATAAGCTAAAGACAGTTGGTTCGATTCCAACACCTGCTACCAACCAGAAAGTGTTTCCATTGTGGATAAAAACATAGATATAGAAATTATCACTGCTGAAGCAGAAGCTCCGAAAGAACGTAGGGGTGGTAAAAGACCGGGTGCTGGAAGACCAGCTCTTGTGAGATTAAACAAAGAACGAATGGCTCAAGGGTTAGACCCCATTTTACCAAAGCAGTCAATTAACAAAAAGGCTGTTAAACGTAAGAGTGATGCCATCCTGCCACAAAGCAAGAAAGCTCGTGCTCAAGAAGTGTTAGCTGAGATGCTTGGTAGGAAAAGTAAATACATTGTACAGAAAGTGTTAGACAAAGCACTGGATGACGAAGACAAAGACCAAATGGCTTGTCTGCAATTAGTGATGGATAGAGTGTTGCCTAAAGACTACATTACAAAAGCTAAGGGTGCTGGTAATCAAATTAGCATACAGATAATGGGTGTTGGGGAAACAACAATTAATTCAGAAGAACAAAACGAAGAATTTATTGATGCTGACTACGAAGAGATAGAATAAATGTTTACACCATACTCCCTGATTCCTGCAACAGCTCCTGCACCTAGTGTATTAGGACAACTCCCTTCAGGGACAAACACAACTTATCTAAATCAAATTATGGGGGGGACTCAACAACCCCAGCCTACTCAACAACCAGCTCAACAGCAACAACTATCAGCTACCTCTTCGGCAGCTCAGAACTCTACAAATACTGCTAATACATTAACCACTTCTCAATCTGGTTCTGTAAGAACTACGCTGCCTTCAACAACAACCCAGAAAACTCCAACACTGTCATACATAACAGAATCTAATAGAGCTTTAAATATGCCTACAACTTCTGGGCAAGTGTTGGAACAACTACAACAATACTATGCTCCTAGAGGACTGGGGTATATAAACCCAAATGCACCCTCTACACAACAGCTACAATCCTTTGCTAATAATTTAACCAGTGCTGCTGGAGGCTATCAACAGAATGCTTCTACCTTTGGTAATTTATACGCTGACTTTGCAGAAGGTAGGATGGCAGAACAAGACTATGTAGCTAACCTGCAAAGAATGCAAGAGCTGTCAAGACAGGCAGCAGGACAATGGAATGATGTACAAGGTATTCTCAGTAATTCTTTCTTGCCTACACAAACAGTGCCGGGTATGGGAACAACTCAGAATACATTAGGACTAGCCCCAGCTCAACGATTCATACTGCCACAAGAAACATGGGATATGTCTCCCGGTGAATTAGCTAGTTGGATTCAAAGCTATGAAAGAAAAATGGGTAGAGATTCCTTCATAGGAAATGCAGCTTGGAAAGTAGGACCAGCGTTAATTGGGGGAGCAGGAGCTATTGGATTAACAGGAATTACATCTCCATTAAGTTTAACTAACTCAATTATAGGTACTGGTATAGAAAACTTAGCAGGGATTAATAATAGATAATGGCTGATAGTAAATTTACACCATTTGCTATTATTACTAATTTTTCTAGTATTAGAGACGTTGGTAGAAAAGCAGAAGAACTAGCAAAAAAAGCATACCCATCAGAATCTCAAGCAACTAGAGAAAGAGATGCCTATCGTCATTTAGTCTGGCAAGCTATGTTAGCAAAACAATACGGACCTGATGTTGCTGCTACTATTGGTAATTTACATGAAAGTAAATACATCCCTATTATTGGCGGAATGGGGCAACCAGAAAGTCAAAGAGAGATGGACTTGTATAACAATCAACTTGGTAGAAGTATTCAATATAGTTCACCAGAAGAATTAGATAAAATTATACAAGGATATATTCTGAGCAATAAAGCTAAATTAGACGCAGAAGCTGGCACATATTAATGACCACATTACAAGTTAAGCTACACCCAAAGCAGTTAGAGATATTTAATGACCAACACCGATTTAGAGTGGTGGCTGCCGGTCGTCGGTTTGGTAAATCTCGTTTAGCTGCATGGCTGTTAATCATTGAAGCATTAAAGAGCACAAACAAAGATGTGTTCTATGTAGCTCCAACATACCAACAAGCTAAAGACATTATGTGGGGTGTGCTGAAAGAGATTGGACATGAGGTTATCACCTCTGCTCATGAAAACACGTCAGTGCTGACACTGCGTAATGGCAGAAAGATTTATTTAAAAGGGGCTGACCGCCCTGACACACTTCGTGGTGTGGGTTTAGCATTTCTAGTAGTTGACGAATATGCAGACATTAAACCAAATGTGTGGGAACAGATTCTGCGCCCTGCACTAGCTGACGTTCAAGGTGGTGCTGTGTTCATTGGAACACCAAAAGGTAGAAACCACTTTTACGAAATGTTTAAATATGGGGAAACTGGTAAAGACCCTGAATGGACTTCTTTCCATTACACTTCATATGACAACCCTTTAATCCCACCTAGTGAGATTGAAGCAGCTAAGAAGAGTATGTCTAGCTTTGCGTTTAGACAAGAATTTATGGCTTCCTTTGAAGCTGCCAGTCGAGATATTTTTAAAGAAGAATGGGTTACTATCGACGAGGATGAACCAAATGATGGTAGATATTTTATCGCTGTTGACCTTGCTGGTTTTATTAACGTAGATAAAGAATCAGCAAACAAAAACAAGAAGCTGGATGAAACCGCCATAGCAGTGGTTAAAGTGCATGAAGGTGGCTGGTGGGTTGCTGACATTCTACATGGTAGATGGGACATTAAAGAAACCTGTGAGCAGATTATGAAAGCCGTTGTTCGCTACGAACCTGTAGCCGTTGGTATTGAAAAAGGGAGTTTGAAGAATGCTGCTCTACCTTACCTCATGGACCTTATGCGTAAGTATAATCAATATTTCCGCATTGATGACGTTACTCATGGTAACCAGAAAAAGACAGACCGCATTGTGTGGGCATTACAAGGCAGGTTTGAACATGGAAAAGTAGTTTTAAATGAAGGTGGTTGGAATAATGAGTTTATCGACCAGCTCGTAAACTTTCCCAACTCCATGATGCACGATGACTTAGTAGATGCTTTGGCATACATTGACCAGATTCAAGTGGTTGAGTATTTCCAAGACTACGAAGAAGAAGATTATGAACCCTTAGACGCTATAGCAGGATATTAATATGCAAAATAAATTAGTAGATTGGATTAATGAATATATCTCTGAATGGAAAGACCACAGGGATAGTAATTATTTAGAGAAATGGAAAGAATATGAACGCCTATGGCGAGGTGTGTGGGCTGCTGAAGACAACACTCGTGCCTCTGAACGTAGTCGTGTAACTTCCCCTGCATTGCAGCAAGCCATTGAGAACAGTGCTGCTGAGATTGAAGAGGCAGTGTTTGGACAAGGTGCTAACCTATTTGACATTGAAGATGATATGTTAGACCAGCAAAAGGCTGACATTGAGTTTGTCAAGAATTACATCAAAGACCAGTTTAAGCAAAATAAGATTAGAAAATCTGTAGCAGATGTGATTCTGCTCGGTGCTATCTACGGCACTGGTATCGGTGAAGTAGTCACTAAGAAAGTTAAAAAGAAACGCCCTGCTACACAAGCCATGCCTGATATGCAAGCTGTAGCTATTGGTGTTGAAGACTATGAAACTGTAATGGTTGCTCTAAAACCAATCAGTCCACAAAACTTTATCATCGACCCTAATGCCACTTCTATTGAAGAAGCTATGGGTGTAGCCATTGAAGAGTTTGTTCCAGCACACATTATTGCTCAGAAGATTAAAGAAGGCACTTATAAAGACCCTTCTGAAATGGATGATGATTCTCCACCAAACGAAAACTTAGAAGCCTCTTGGGTTGACCAAGAATATAACGACGACAAAATTAGAGTTGTTCGCTACTATGGCTTAGTGCCTAAGAAGTTGCTTGAAAGTGGTGGCGAAGAAGAAGTTGTCGAGCTATTCAAGAAAGAATCTGACGACGAAGAAGAGCAATCAGAATTGCTAGAAGAGTATGGCGACATGGTGGAAGCCATTGTTGTTATCGGCAATGACAAGTTGCTGAAAGCAGATAAAAGCCCATTCATGATGCAAGACCGCCCTGTAGTGGCATACCAGCACGATACAGTGCCAAATCGCTTCTGGGGTCGTGGTGTAGCTGAAAAAGGCTACAATATGCAGAAGATGATTGATGCTCAGATGCGTAGCTACATGGATGGCTTGGCATTAACATCAGTTCCTATGATGGCTATGGATGCCACACGCTTGCCACGAGGCAGTAAATTTGAAGTTAGACCGGGTAAAACCATCCTAACCAATGGTAATCCGGGTGAAATCTTGATGCCATTCAAGTTTGGCAACACAGATACAGCAAATATTGAGACAGCAGCTCGTTTTGAGCAGATGTTAGCTCAAGCTACAGGCACAATGGACACATCATTGATGCAAACAGGTAGTGCAGGTGGGGGTGAATTTGGCTTAACCCTAGCTCCAATCATCAAAAAGAACAAACGCACGTTAATTAACTTCCAAGAACAGTTCTTAATCCCATTAATTGAGAAGTCGGCTTGGCGTTATATGCAGTTTGACCCTGAAAACTTCCCTGTGGCTGATTATAACTTCGTTCCAACAGGCACATTAGGTATGTTAGCACGAGAAGTTGAGCAATTACAGCTAATTAACTTGCTAAAAACACTTGGTCCTGACACTCCAATCACTCCAATCTTGATTATGGGCGTTATTCAGAACAGCAGCTTGCCTAATCGTATGGAATTGTTGGCACAAATGCAACAAGCTATGAAACCTGACCCACAAGCACAGCAAATGCAGCAGATGTCTCAAGTTATTCAAGTTAAAACGGCTGAGGCACAGATTGCTGACCTCACTGCAAGTGCTCAAGAGAAGACTGCAAGAGCTCAGAAGACTATGGTTGAGGCTCAATTAGCCCCTGAAGAGGTTAAAGCTAAGATGATAAGCTCTTTAAGCACTAATCTGAGTGAAACACCTGACGATAAAGCGTTTAAACAGCGTGTAGATATTGCTAATTTGATGCTAAAAGAGAAAGATTTAGAGATTAAAGCCCAAGATTTAGCACAAAATAAAGAAATTGTCAATATGCAAATGCAAAAGACTTGACAAATAGCTAAATCTATGCTATAATTATTACATAAACTGAAATTATACCACAATATCCTGAAAGGGGCAATAGGTGGATAGAGAATTACAAGATTATTACGAAGATAGATTTGAAATGATGGGTATGAAGGGTTGGGAAGACCTTATTGACGATGTTCAAGCCCTTTATAACAGTTATGACAAAGTAAATTCTATCGGCAGTCCTGATGATTTTTATTTTCGTAAAGGTCAACTGGACATTCTTCAGTGGATTCTGAACTTAAAAACAGTTTCAGAGCAAACCTATGAGGAGTTAAAGAATGAAACGGCTGTATGATTTTCAATGCAATTTGTGCGAACTACAATTTGACAAATACACAGAATATTGTGCAACCACATCATGCCCTTCTTGTGGAAATGACGCACAGAAAATAATTTCTGCGCCAACCATCAAACTAGAAGGAATTACTGGAGCATTTCCCGGTGCTGCTGCACGCTGGGCGAAAATGCACAAACAACGCAGCGACCAAAGAGATTAGACCTGCCACAAGTTTAATTTCTTTTCCACAATGCTAAATGCACGGAGATATAATATGGCAAAAGTAATTGATGACGTTTTAGAAAGTAGTATTGAGGGCGATTCACTAGATGATGCAGAGGTTGTAAATACAGCCCAACCTGCTGAAGCTAAACAAGAACCTAACCCAGAAGATGATTTACCAGAGAAATACAAAGGCAAGTCTGTCAAAGACATTGTTGCTATGCACCAAGAAGCTGAAAGGTTAATTGGTAAGCAAGGGTCTGAAGTAGGCGAACTTCGTAGAGTGGTAGATGACTTTATTAAAGCGCAAACATCAAAAGACTTAAAGACAAATACAGAACATGAAATCAATGAAGAAGATTTCTTTGTTGACCCAAAAACTAGTATAAATAAAGCTATTGAAAGCCACCCTTCTGTCAAGGAAGCTAAATTAGCTGCACGAGAAATGAAACGAGTGGAAACTCTTAGTAAAATCCAGTCAGCTTTCCCTGATGTGCAGGAGATTGTTCAAGATGCTAATTTTGTAGATTGGGTTAAGAGTTCTAGGGTTAGAACAGAGTTGTTTGTAAGAGCTGAGAATGATTTTGATTTCGACGCTGCTACAGAACTCCTATCTACTTGGAAAGAGAAACAAGAAATTACTAAAAAAGCTGTTGAAACATCAAAGGTTGACCGAAACAGTCAATTAAAATCTGCTGATGTATCTACATCTTCTTCAACTGAATCTGTTCCTAAGAAGAAATATCGTCGAAGCGATATTATTAAACTTATGCAAACAGACCGAGACCGATATGAAGCCATGCAAGATGAAATTATGGCAGCTTATGCGGAGGGTCGAGTAATTTAACATTTTAGAAAAGGAAATAAATCATGGCTTTAGGCTCTAATCATGTAACCCCAACCACAGCAGCAACCTTTATTCCAGAGATTTGGAGTGACGAGATTGTTGCTGCTTATAAGAAGAACTTAGTTGCTGCTAACTTGTTTAAGAAAATGTCTTTCACAGGTAAGAAAGGTGACACAGTTCATATTCCTTCCCCAACTCGTGGTTCTGCTTCTTTGAAAGCAAACAACGCACAAGTTACTTTGCAAGCTGCTACAGAAGGCGAAGTAGTTGTTAGCATTGACAAACACTACGAATACTCTCGTTTGATTGAGGATATCACTGAAGTTCAAGCATTGGCTTCTCTACGTCGTTTCTATACAGATGACGCAGGTTATGCTTTGGCTAAACAAGTTGACACTTCCTTAATCGAATTAGGTCGTGGTTTCAATGGTGGTAACGTTGCTAATGCTACTTACACTGGTGCTTATATCGGTGGTGACGGCACTACTGCTTATACATCTGGTTCTTCCAATGCTTCTGCATTGACAGATGCAGCTATCCGACGCACAATCCAACGTTTGGATGACAACGATGTGCCAATGGAAGGTCGCTTCATTATGGTGCCTCCTTCTGCTCGTAACACATTGATGGGTATTGCCCGTTACACTGAACAAGCCTTCGTTGGCGAAGTTGGTGGTGGTAATACAATCCGCAATGGTGAAATTGGTAACTTGTATGGTATCCCTGTATTTGTATCTAGCAACTGCGATACAGCTACTGGCGGTGCTCGCATCGTTCTAGTTGGTCATAAAGACGCTGCTGTGTTGGTAGAACAAGTTGGTGTTCGTTCTCAAACACAATACAAGCAAGAATACTTGGGCACTCTCTACACTGCTGATACATTGTATGGCGTTAAAGAGTTGCGTGATGGTTCTTGCTATGCTCTAGCAGTTCCAGCCTAATCTCTAGGCACATAGCCCTTCATTCTGAGGGGCTATTTTTATGGCTGTTAATTATAGCAGTCATAGAAATAACAAGGAGACCTAAATGAAATTCAAATGTAAATTATCTGGTGTAGTAATTGAGCTTGTTCATGAAGTGGATATTAAAACCACTTTAGACAATGAAAACTACACACCTGTAGAAGACACCCCAGTTGTAGAAGAAAAATCAAAAGCAAAGAAGTTCTTTAAAGACGAGGAATAATCATGGGTATCTACAGAGGTCCGGGAGGTACTGGTGATGCGGTAGCAGATACCTCTAATCAATCAGCGTCTGCTGTAGCCTCTGCTGCATCGGCAGCTAATAGTGCTATATCAGCTTCTTCTAGTGCTGTTAGTGCAGCTTCGTCTGCTGCCAATGCGTCAGCTTCTGCTGACAGTGCTCAGTCTTCTCAAAATAATGCAGCAGTTAGTGCAAGTAATGCTGCGACCTCTGCTGCTAATGCAGCTACTTCAGAAAGTAATGCTGCAACATCTGCAACCAATGCAGCCAATTCCTATGATGAATTTGATGACCGCTATCTAGGGGCAAAAAGCTCTGCTCCAACTTTAGATAATGATGGTAATGCTTTGCTCACAGGAGCATTATATTGGAACTCTACAGATGACAAGATGTATTCTTGGTCTGGCAGTGCTTGGGTAGCAATCACCGGAGCAGGGGGTTTAGGCACAGTTACTTCAGTGGGGATGTCTGTTCCTACAGGGCTAACAGTTTCAGGAGTGCCAATTACAACAGCAGGAACTATTGCTTTAACTTATTCTGCTGGTTATTCTATTCCAACTACAACTAAACAATCTAATTGGGATGATGCTTATACCTTTGTAACAGCTTTCCCTTCTCAAACTGGAAACTCTGGTAAATATTTAACTACAGATGGCTCTGCTTTATCTTGGGCTACTGTTACAGGTGGTGCAACTAACTTAGATAGTTTAACTGATGTAGTTATTACATCGCCAGCTACTGGACAAGTGTTAAAATACAATGGCACTAACTGGATTAATGACACTGATAGCACAGGTTCAGGTAGCTTTGCTTACCCTACAGGCACTGGTATTGTTACAGTGAGTGGTGGCTCTGCTTGGGGCACTACATTAACAGCACCTACTGGTGCAATCGTTGGAACAACCGACACACAAACTCTCACTAACAAAACAATTAGTGGGGCTTCTAACACTCTTTCTAATATTGCTAATGCTTCTCTAACCAACTCCAGCATCACTATTAATGGAACATCTGTTAGTTTAGGTGGTAGCACAAGTGTGGGCACTGTTACCAGTGTAGCTGCACTCACTCTTGGTACTACAGGAACTGATTTAAGTTCTACAGTAGCTAATGGCACTACTACTCCAGTTATTACTTTAAATGTTCCTACAGCGTCTGCATCTAATCGAGGTGCATTATCTAGCACAGACTGGGCAACATTTAATAATAAACAAGATGCTTTAGTAAGTGGTACTAATATCAAGACAGTTAATAGTAATTCGTTACTAGGCTCAGGTAATGTATCAGTTGGGACAGTTACAAGCATAACAGCAGGAACAGGATTATCAGGTGGAACTATCACAGGTTCTGGCACTATTGCTATTGATTCTACTGTAGCAACTTTAACAGGCACTCAGACATTAACTAACAAAACATTAACAAGTCCTATATTAAATAGTGCAACAACTAATACAGTGTTTACACTTGGTGGTGCTATAGATGAAAAGGTGTTTGCTGTTACAGGCACAACACCAGCACTCTCTCCACAGAATGGCACAATCCAAACATGGACATTATCTGCTAACTCAACACCTACAGCAGGAACTTGGAATGAAGGCGAATCTATGACCATTATGGTTTTAGATGGCACAGCCTTTACAATCACATGGACTTCTGTTGCAGTTACTTGGGTTGGTGGCACAGCACCTACACTAGATACGACTAAATACACAGTTATTGAATTGTGGAAAGTTGGCACAACTATCTATGGTGCTTTGGTAGGGGCAGCTTAATGTTAGCTCATATGCTAAGGGCAGTTCCTAAAGGGACTGGTTATGCTGATATATCTTTGATACAGTCAGGTGGAGCTGTTGAAGGAACTGCTTCTAATATCACTTTATCTGGAGTTCAAACAGATGATATTATCTTTTTATTAGTAGCGCACTTTAGTACCACTCTTACAGCACCAACTGGATACACATTATATGATAGTGGTGTCCTAACAGGGAATTTTAACTGGAAAATTTACTATAAAGTAATGGGAAGTACCCCTGATACTTCTGTAGGTATAACAGATTCAAATGCTGATGCAACTGCATATGTGTTTTATGTATTTAGAAATGTAAACACAACAACACCTATACATCAATTTGCTAAAGCAACAGGTACAACTAATCCACCATCAGTCACTACTGATAGAAAGTCTATGATTTTAGTTGGAGGCTTTGGTGGAGGTACAGCAAATGCCAGCTTTACAGCAGCTCCTACTGGATATTCTAATTTTAACACTCAAGACGCTACAGCTAATAATGATTCCAATGTAGCAGGAGCTACTAAAGTGCTAACAGGAGCAGCCACAGAAGACCCCGGAGCATGGACAGGAACTTTAACTTGGTCAGGGGCACTAGGTGCAACTATTGCCCTTAATCCTAAGACTATTTAATAGGAAAATATTATGTATGTAAAAGTAAAAAATGGTGTAGTGGAACAATATCCATATTCTATTGGGCAGTTAAGAGCTGACAATCCTGATACATCGTTCCCATTAAATATGACTGAGCAGACATTAGCTAGTTGGGATGTATATCCAGTAATTGTTGCTGAAAAGCCTCAAGTAGATTATACAAAGACTGTTATTGAAGAAACCCCTAACTTAGTTAATGGTGCTTGGTATCAAGATTATAAAGTTGTTGAAGCTACAACTCCTGAGATTGAACAACGTAAAGCAGAGCTTAATGCTGTAGCTGAACAAAATAGAGCCAACGCATATCGCAATGAATCTGACCCGTTGTTTTTTAAGTGGCAACGAGGGGAAGCATTGCAGCAAGAGTGGTTAGATAAAGTAGCAGAGATTAAATTAAGATACCCTAAAGTGTAAGGATAAACTATGACACCTGAAGAACAAAAGGAACTACATAAGCAAGCTATTAAAGAGGCTATTTCTGAATGGCTTGACCAACGTTATAAAGATGTTGGTAAATGGACAATGAAGGGAATATTGGCTGCTGCTTTAGCAGTGTTATTCTATTTATATGCTGCTGCCCATGGTTGGGTAATTAAACTATGAACATAGGTGTATGTCAACATTGTGGTGAATGTTATGAATGGGATGATGAAGACCCAGAGATTTGCTTCGACTGTATAGACAACACACCTAACTTTAATGAGTGGACAGAAGATTGAATATTAAGAAAACCTTAGCACTGTCTGCTGCTGGTCTGTTAATGATTGCAATGCACGAAGGGTATAGCCCAACGCCATACAAAGATACAGGTGGTGTAATCACTAACGGATTTGGTAATGCAACTATTAATCCTTCTCGTAATGTAACAGTGATTGAAGCATTAGAAGACTTAAAAGACAATACAGCCTCTGCTGGTCA